TTTGTTGATTCTTGATTTTAAATCTTCTTCTAATTGTTTTTCTAGTTTATTTAATGCTTTAGTTTCACTCTTTTTAGTTATTAAATCAAACTTAGGGTTTTCATCAAACAATCCTAGTTTAGCATAATAATTAAGTTTTACTTCAAAACCAATAGGATCTTTCTCTCTTAGCAACATTACTTGAGAATAGTTTACACCATCTTTTTGAGTTGCAGGTTTTGTAATCATATTAAAAAGATCTTTCTTAGCTTTATCATCAAGTTTAATACCTGGAATAATTTCTTTAGTTTCCTTAATAGTGTTATTCAAGTTATTAATAGTTTGTTCATAAGCAAGACGTTGTTCTTCTTGTTCTTGTTTAGTTCTTTCTTTTAGTTCTTCTAATCTTTGAGCTTCTAATTCTTTAAGTTCACTTAAAGCTTCAGTTGCTTCTTCTTCTAGTTCATCTAATTCTAAAGACTTACTAATCATCTTTTCAATCTTAGATTCATTAAAACCTTTATTAAGGTAATAATTTCTAACTAGGTTTTTTTGTAATTCGAGATTATCAGATAATACTTCATCATCAATTGAATCTAATCTAATTTGATTAGAAGTAATACTAAGCAACTCATCAAAAGGTACTCCTTGTTCATAGTTCTCAATAATAGTTGTAATCTCTTCAGGTAAATTACTTCTCCACTCTTTTATTTCATTCTCAGCTACTGATTTGAAGTAGTTAAATAATGAATCTTTATCTTCAAACACTTCATCAACTATACCTTCTTCTTTAAGAAACTCAGATAAAGTTTTGTAGATTGTTGAGTCTTTAGACTCAGTAGTTACTTTTTCAGAATCTTCTGTATCATTAGTTGATTCAACAGTAGTTTCTTCAGTACTAGTTTCTTCTGCTTGTCCAGCTAGATCTGCCTCTAATTCATCTAGCGTAACAGCATTAGCATTTGGGGTTTCTGTAGTAGTAGTTTCTTCTTCAGCAGCAGGTGGTGTATTAGCACCTTCTAAAGAATCAACACTTACAGAATCTTGATTTAAAAGAAAGGACCCTAACCCTTCAAATAATTCGTTTTTTTCAGTCATGTTAGTTAATATATTAGTTTATTTATAATTTGTATTATAATTATTTATTTTATATTTTTTCTGTTAATAGCTTAATATCTAGTTTTTACTTTGTGAAGTTAAGAATTCATGTAAACAACTACCTAGTAAATCAACTAATTGTTCATCATCAGAAAGCTTATGATAATTACATTTATCTAACCAAGCATGTATAATTTCATGACAAGTAGTTTGATTAATTATATCTTCATTAACAGGATACTTATCAGTATTTTCTTGTATAAGAATTTTATTTTCATTACATAACCACATACCTAAACACTTCTTTTTATATAAAGATTTACGACTTTCTATTTTAATAAGTTGTCCAAATATGTTAAAGTTGTTTATCATTTATTTTTCTTTTTATTTTCTTTTAATAAATTTGTTGATATTGCTGCTGGTATTAATCCTTTATATATATTAGGATTAGTCATATCAAAAAATCCTACATTACCCACTGCTGATTTTACATTATTCCAATTAGGAATTGCTATTTCTCTAAAAGGTCTTGTGTCTTTTTCCCCTAATTTTAAATTTGTTATTGCATCATAATCTTTATAATTAGAAATTATTTCAGGATTATACATTTCTTCTGGCGTACTTGCAATACGAGGATTTTCAACATTAGCATAAACATTATAAACTTTACCATCTTTTCTCGCGAACCTATTTACCCAATGGTCATCTTGACTAAAAAAAATATGCTCTGTATCTTTTGTAGTGGCTGTTCTTTTTTTAAAATTTTCTTGTTGTGAAGGTGATTTAAATATTTCTATATCATTTTTTTCACTTCCGTGTTTTATAATTTTAGGACTACCATCAGGATTTATTAGTTTAGAATTTCCAAAAGCTTTTTTAAACCAACTACTCTGTTGTTGCACAAATTGCTCAGGAGTTCCTTGAAAAGCAGATCCATCAGGATTTTTCATCCATGTTCCTGCTTTTTTAGTAGATTCTTCTATTGCATTATATTCATTAATTAGTTCTGGATATTTAGGTGTATCAGGATTCCATTTACCCCAATCTATTTCTGATTTAAAAGTAGATTTAGGTTTAGAAACTTCTTTATATCCTTTTAGCCAATCTTGTTTTAAAAGTTTAACATCATTTAGCCGTACTTTCTCATTTGTTATAAACTGACTATCGTTTATGTAGTAAGGTTTAGCATTTACTTTTGCTTTAGGAATTTCTGCAATATATCTTTCAGTATCAATCCCTTTACTTTTTATTAAATCACTAACTACTGTTCCATCATCTGTAATTGTCCAAGGTAATTTGTTATCTGCATAATATTCAGCTTCTGAAAATTTATCAGATAGATATAAATCATCACCAAATCTAGATCCTTGTGGAGTTCTTAATACTCCACTTTCTATAGCATCATCATATCCACTTTTTCCTATACCTCTATAATAAGCTTCAGGATTAGGTTTAAATGCCCAAGGATTTAACTTATATGCATTCTTTAAAGCTGTTTCTTCTGTTAAATATTTACCTGCTTTAGTAGCAGCTTTAGGTAAAGTTTTAGCAGTTGATTTAACAAGATTAGCAGCAGCTTTTACTTGATTTGGACCAATAAAATCTAAAGGACTTATTGATTCTTCTAACCTACCACTACCTCTTCTTTTTAAATCACTTAAATAAGCTTCTTTTTGTTCTTCATATGTTGGATTAACAGCTTTTCTTTTTTCTTCAGGTGTTATAACTAATTGAGGTTTACCATAAGCAATTTCATAGATACTATTAGTAGTATTATTTTTATCTGTACCACCATCTTCATATTTTTTAATTAAACCACCTTTAGATTTTTTAATTGGAATATTTGTAACTTTTTTATAACCTTTACTAGTAATATAATCTGCGTATTGATTAGGTATTTTAATTGCCTCATTATTAGGATTTAATACTTCAGGAAACATATAAGCTTGTCCTTTATCATCTTCTCCCCAAGACATTTTATGAGTCATACGCGAACCAAATTCATTAGGATCAGGTGATGTAAACATTTTTGATTCTGGATATTGTCCAACAGCATAAGCTCTTTTAACAAAATCTTTATCTTTATTTCTATTCATAATTACTTTAGAAATTAAATCACCTTCTAAAGTATTTGTTTTACCACCATCAGCAAACTTCTTAACATCACTATCAAAATAATCAGTTCTACCACCAAATTGATAGTTCTCTACTTCACCATTAAAATGTTTAACCATATCAGTATATCCCATATTAGGATATACTTTTTTATAGTGTTTCCACAAGTCTTTTCTTTCTTGTGGAGGTAGATTATAGTAATGCTTATTATTTAGTAACATATTACTTTTTAGTTGAAGATCTAGCTTTAGATTTAGCTGCTTGTAGTTTTATTTTTTCAATCTCTTTCTTAGCGTTAAGTTCTTCTTTCTTCATCTTAACATCAAGCTCTTTTAAGTACTCTTGGTTTTTATTTTGTACTTCAATTTGCTCTAGTTTCTTATTCTCAATCTTCATCCTTTCATCAAGTTCTCTACGCTTAAGATCAAGTTCTTTATCTTTTACTTCTTTAGCATGTCTAAGCTTTTCTTGCTCATTAAATGCTTTTTGAGATATTTCTTGTTGTTTAAATGCATATTCTGCAGTCCTATCAATTAACTCTGGAGAAGATCCTTCATCCATAGCATAAGCTTGCATCTCAGCAATAGCAATCTTAGTCTGATTGTTTTGATCAATTTCATATTGCTTAAGTCTAAGCTTTTCCATTTCAATTTGAGCTTTTTGATCTTCAATAGCCTTTTGCTGTTGTAATTGCATTTCTTGAGCTTGTTGAGCTTGCTCTTGTGCTTCAGCTACAGATCTCTCAATCTTTCTTCTAATAGAAGCTAATGATTGATTACTATAGATATCCATCAATTGGATAATATTAACCTGACCAGTTTGTAAACCTATTTCTGTAGCTCTACGTAACATTTCAATAGCTTGTCCATCCTCTACAGCATCTCTAATAAATAAATCGTATTCTGATTCATTTACAATCTCTCCATCAATTTGATATATCTTAGTAGTATAATCATCCTCTATATATTGGATATTCTTATTACCATTACGTAAACAGTATTTAGCTGTTTCTAGTAAGTGAGATAATACTCTAACTTTAGTATTGTCATGTACTTTATAATACCACTCTGTAATATTACTACTAGCTAACTTATTTTCTTGAGTTACACCTAAACCTTGATCAGAGGAAGTATATTGTCCACGTCTTTGTGGAGTAATACCAGTTACTAAATCTAGTTCACTTTTAATATATTGTAACATCTCAATATGTTGTTGAATATAGTTACCCATATCCAAATCTAACACAGCTTGATTACTAGACATATTACCAGCTAACTTACCAGTAGCAGCACCTTTCTTAGCTTCATTAAAACTATCAGTTACAGCTAATCCCATCTCCCTCATATAGTATAACCACTTATCAGGTTCCCAACCAGCAGGCATTTTAGCTAAATCTAAGTTAGCTACTTTACCAATATTCTTAGCAAAAGCTAATTGAGTTCTATGATAAATAACATTATATAAGTATTGATAAGACTTCATAATGTCTAATAGAGATTGAGGTTGAGAACTATTAGTTTTGTAAATAGTACCAACATATCCACTAGCACATTTAGATAAGTTATTTAAAGTTCTAAACTGGATTGGTCTAGGTTGCATCTTAATATAGATATCATTAGCAAGTTTAGTACCTTCCCACCACTCACCAATCCAAACCCATTTAACTGATTCTCCAGCTTCTTTATTTACCTTATATGTTTCAGGTACATAAGTTTCTTGAGGTTGTCCTAACTCATCTATATAAGATAATACACCTACTTTCTTAAGACTTCTCCATACAACTTTAACACGTCTTACATTGTTTTGTGAATCAAATGCGAGATAACTATTAGCAGATACATTTACTTGATTAATATTAATACTATTAGTAAAACCAAAAGGTATTGCAAAGGTAGGATCTTGTAATTCGTAGTTAACAGGTCCACC